ATGTTCCTTCAACCCCCGTAACGCTGATGTTGTTGTCGCAAGATACCGATATGGTGCCAAGCGCAGACGTTCCTTCCAATCCAGTAACAGAGACATTTGCGGCAGCGTCAGTTGTGATAGACCCGACTGACGCCGTTCCAGAAACGCCTGTGACAACGGCTGTGCTTGCCGCATCAACTGTGATTGAACCAATCGCAGACGTTCCGACATTGCCTGTAACAGCTGCTGTGGCCGCTGCAGAAACAGTGACAGAACCGACACCGCCTGTTCCTGCGACTCCTGTAACATCTGTATTAGCCGCTGCCGCAACGGTAACTGAGCCAACTGCGCCTGTTCCAGAGACTCCTGTAACTGAAGTGTTGGCTGCTCCTGATATTGATACGGAACCAACCGCCCCAGTCCCTGACACGCCCGTAGGAACGACGCTTGCACCCGCTGTAACAGTGACTGATCCAACCGCGCCTGTTCCAGAAACGCCTGTGACAGATGTTGTTGCTGCTGCCGCGACTGTAACGGTGCCAACCGCACTCGTGCCAGCAACACCTGTAACCGACGTACTGGCATCTGCAGATATCGTGACCGAACCAACTGCTGAAGTCCCTGCGACACCCGTGACGAGAACTGGGGCCTCTTCGCCCCATGCGCCCTCACCCCAAGTGCCTCTACCCCAGCCAGTAACATTCGCCACACGTTAGATCCTATGCGATGCGAATGATCGCGTTTGACGCATCTGCTGCAGGGAACTGTATGGTGAAGTCACCAGCCGTTGATGTCTTATCACCACCAAAATCCAACGCGCATACAGCTGGATCACCAGAAGCACTGTCATTGAATATAAGTGCCCCCCTAGCAGTCACTGTTGCATTTGAAAATGTCAGGTCTGCAAAATCTGTGAAAGCCGTAGTGCCTGATGTGGTTGGATCTACACGAGTCAAAGAAGCACCTTTTGCGGTGTAGTTTGTACCGCTCACTTCATTTGACGTTGTATACGCAGTTGTGCCAGCACCCAGGCTTGCGGAGCTTGTATACAGCGCGAGATTAAACGTGCTGCCTCCAGAGTTTTTAAAATTATGAACCGCTTCCATAAGTTCTTGTTTAAAACTAGTGCATAGAGCCGTCGTAATAGCCATTAGAGCCTCCTAATTATTTCAGCCACATCTTCGTGGCCTTGTCGGTTTAATTCGTTAATAAGCGTCGTTCTGTCGCTCTTAATCGCCTCTCTCATATAGTATGCAATTAACTTCAATACAGCATCTTTAAATGCAACAGCTTGTTGAGCGATGATTGGATGACATTCTTCTCCAACACTGACAATTCTGTCAGATAACGTCTTTGCCCAAAAATCCACATCATGTCCTTTGAACTCTGTGGTTGCCACAGATACGGTTCCTATCTCGCTTTGTTGCTCACTAAAAAACATTATTATGCTCTGCTGATGTCGTACCTAGCTTCATCTCGTGCGCCATAGCCCTCGCCAAGGTTCTTCAACGCAGCAACAGCTGCAGTAAACCTTTGCTCATATTGCGCAACTTCCTCTGGAATCTTCAAAAATGTTGCAGCTTCAACCAAAGTTCCATACAGCAATGCATCAGGCGCATTGGTTGATAACCAAGTGGTGCCGCTGTCAGATCCTGCAGTCAATGAATCAGGTCTATATTTGTAGTGCAACTCAAATGTATATGTGCTGTCTGGCGTTGGGCCTAATATAAATGTCGTGTCATCAAACAACGCATAATACTTTGGTGTACCAGTTGTTGCTGGGTTGGGTGTGTAGTCTCTAATAAACGAAACGTGCTTGAAAAGCAGATAGATGTAAGCGCTGCTTGATATAACTGCCAAGCTGTATGGTGCTAAGAAGTCTGTAGGCGTAGACAAGTATGTATTGCTTGCTGCAGCCGTACCTGTGACGTTCTTTCTAAACACAGGAAGCTCTACATTCTTCAAAATGCGCTCTTCTGCTTCTTTAATAAACGTATCTAAGTCAGCGACAAACGTTGTCTCTGAAGTCTCACAGTAATCTTGAACTGTGGATTTTAGTGTAGCTAGTGTAAAGCTCATGATATCACCACCGTCACTGTGCCTATTTCACCTGTAGCAGCATCTTGAGAAAACTCACTGCCTATCACATCTCCAGTGACAGACATCATGCTGTTTGCATCTATTGTTCGCACAACCCCTGCTCCTGCAACCACCCCAGGCGGCACATCTGGTCTAGGATGCCGCAACGCTTCAGGATCTGTTGTGTGTCGAACAGGCTCTAGTTGAGGATGCTTCGGTTCAAAACACTCTGAACAAACACGAAACCCATTCCATTCTTCTCGTAGTTGAGTGTACTTGTATCTAAAGCCGCATCGATCACATATGGCTATTGAATGTTTGCCAGATGCATAAGCCATTACGCTCGCCTATAAGATCTAATACCGGGTGCAATGTTTAGAGAAGCTCGATCCTCATCTTGATCTGCAGCCCGTGCAAACTCTTCTTCATAAAAAGATTTAAGTATTTGAACACGATCTGGCGCTTTCTTGAGCGCGATGTAATACGCAAGACCAGCAGCCAAACAAGGATAAAACCTGAAAGGCGTATCCACTGTGTTTACAGATGCATCTGCGTCTTCAATCCTAACCAATCTATTGATGATCAGTTGATCAGTGGAGTTTTCTGATGCAGGCCAAATGTAAAGTCTGGGTGTTAGCTGTTTATCTAAGAAAAACTGAGTCGGCCTAGCCTGGGTATCTTTATTTGGAATATTCCAATACTCAGACCTACCAATCTGGCTCATCTGTATATCAGTTGTTTCACTATTTTCTGTTCTACGCAAAACAACATCAAGCACATCAATCGTAGTCGCAGATAAATCAAGAAACTGATCACCGACAGTCAACGTCGTTGTCGAGTTTGTAACTGTCCATTGGTTAAGCCCTCTGTTTGCCCAATCAGCAAACAAAAGATTCAACGATCTGCGAGCCGTCACTGCGTCATAAGATGTACGCAACTCAAGCCCGCATCGTTCAAAAGCTTCTTCGATGAACTCAGCTACATCTGGCGTGAAGTCGCTGCTACCAGAAGTTGTCATCAGGTATAACTCTTGATTACTTCTAGAATTACCGTGTAGGTATCTCCACTGCTCGCACCGATTGTGGTGAACTTAACATCTCCCGTCTTACCAGAGCCTGCGTCATTTGGTATAGCAGAAAAGCTTGAGTAATCATGCATACCATTTGAGTCTGGAGACAAAGCGATTATTAACGTGTCAGTTGTTGCATCGTTAAGTAGCTCAACACCCATGCCTACGCACTGCCACCATATCTTTGCTATGGCAACTTCCGTGCAAGAATCTCCACCACTGTTTTTAGTTAACGCGCTTACATCAATCTTGGTAACTGCGCTTTCGCCAGTTCCGTCACTAATGTTCGTAAACTTTAAAACAGCTTTGCGATTGTCATCCTGAATTGTTTGAGAAGTTACTGTATCAGCCATTTTTTCTCCTAGGCAAAGAGGGCAAAAGCCCTCTTGTTATAGCCACATGTCTATTACTGATCAGCAAACGCAGGAGCAGTGGTACTCGTAACATTTCCAAAGATTTGATAGTTAGTTGTGTCTATACCCATGATAGTTACATCAAACCCAGCAGGGACATTGAATTGAATGCTGCTGTTTGAGTTGCCATCAGAGAACACTGAGCTAACTTCATTACCGTCTGTATCTAGGAAAGTAACTCCACCGATGTAAAAGTTGGTGTTACCCGGAGTCACGATGATTGCATCAGTAGCGTCAGCCGCTCCACCTGCATAAACGAATCTGAACATTGATCCAGCAACTGGCGCTGGCAATGTGTAAGTGTTGTCTTGTCCGCCATCTGGCACCAACAAAACTCGACCACTGTGAGTGGCGTTAGTAAGAGTAACGTCGCCGTCTGAAAGGCTTACGGGAGCGCCCCCATAAGTAGTAATTTCTGTAATCGCACCGCTAGTTCCATCTTTGCTGATGGACTTAAATCCATTCTCTGATCGGACGGGGCCGTTGAATGTTGTATTAGCCATGTTGATCTCCTGTCTTGGCTATGTCAGGCGCGGGATGCACCTGTCAGGGATATGAGTTTTATACAGCAGAAAAAGAAAAGGGGCAACAAGTGCCCCTTTCTTTCAATGTTCCATGTGAAACATTAAGCGCCTTGTGATGCGAACACAGCGCGTGGATTACTGAAGCCGAAGCTATAACGCTCTCTGGCCTTGTAACGCACGTTACCAGTGTTGAAATCACCTTCCATAGAAGTGGCGATTGGGCTTCGCTCAAAGTGCTTGAAGCCATCTGGGCAGTCGGTCAAGACAAAGAATGCATCAGTGTCAGTCAAGAAATGGTTGACTGCGTAGCCTTGAGGCAGCAGACCCATGTTTCTGATTGCGTTGATGTCGTTGTCAGCCGTTTCTACTCGTCCGGGAGTTTCCAGCAAGCGATCCGCTACGAACTGAAGTTGAGGCGGAACAATCAGCTTGGTTCCTTGCAGAGCCAAGATCATGTTTCGATCATCAACAAAAGTCGAGATGCTGATCAATGCGTTCTCTAACGAAGTTTCGTTGAGATCTGAAAACGCAGAAGGACGATTTGAGAAAGTGCCGCCACCAGCAAGAGGGTGATCAGTAGCGACAAGAGACTTGCCGTCACCGCCCAAGAAGCTAGAGCTAAACGCATTGTTCAATACGTTTGCAGCTTTTACTTGCTTAGTGTGTGCCATGCTACGAGCCAGCGCCTTCGTATAACGCGCACCAAGGCGGTCATACAAATTGTCTTCAACCGCTTCCTCGGTGAGCGCAAAAGCGAGCGCGACGGTCTCGTGCGTATATCGTGCGGTGAAACCTTCAGAAGCTTGGTCGTATGCAACGCCTTGCCCTTCAGATTTATCACGCGCATTACCAAAGCCTACGATCAGAACTTCTTCTTCAAACGCTCGGTCTGAAGCTTCGGTTTCAAAGATCTCGGCGTGCTCGTTTTCATAACGAGCGTATTCCATGCCAAATAAAGCGTTGAGACCAGGCTCTAGCTCTTTGGCTAATTGTGCTCTTGAAATAGCCATTAGTTAGCCTCCTATGCTAAGCCCGCGCCTTTTTGGCCGAATATTGAGTTCTGAATCACAACGAGAACGTTGGTATTCGCCGTAGCAACATCTGAGTTTTCTGGGTCAGCAGAAATATCGATGGCCTTAATAGGCAATCCTGCAGTTGTTGCGCCAGTGGTGACATCAAGCTCTGCGCCTGAAATGCCTGTCACTGTGCTGCCAGAACTGGTGTACACGATGTCAAAGTTACCGAACAAGTCAGCAACTGGGAACGTGTCATCAGCTTGGATTTCGTACACAACATTCGGATCATCAATGATAAAAGCAATGATGTCTGAAGCGTTGGTGCTTGCAGGGTAAAAGTTGCTGAACACTTGTTCCTTGGTTGTAGGATCAGTGTATTGACAGCCGTTAAATACGCCAACGATAGGCACAGTGCCTCCGTCTGCGTGAACCTCTACCGTACCACCAGTTACTTGAGCAACCATATCTCCTTGGAAGATAGCAGTGCCATAGTTAGCGGCGATTCGATATCGGCTTTGTCCTCCGGTATAGGGCGCTCCCCCTATCATCCGTACTGGACGCATACCAAAAGCGGCATCTTGATTTGCCATTTTTGAATCTCCTAGTTAAACACAATCAAAAAGAGGCTACGATTTGTTGCCTCGGCCAAAAGATACCTGCGTCTTTCTCTCTTTTGAGATTGGCATTGCAGGGTGTTCATCGCGCATCAAGTCATTATCAACAGCTTTCATTTGTTGATCAGTCTGTTGCGCGAAATAAGCATTTCGCTCTTCCACAGTCTCTTTTGGAATCTTGGTTAACATCAAACCACCGACACCGACTGTGCCTGCATGGTTACCATCATCGATAACAGGCAGGTCATAGCCTGACACTTCGCTTGGATGTACAGGTTCGTACCCCTCACGAAAGCGCATGTGCACGTTAGTTTTATCTGCTTCACCGCGTATGTGAGTTCTCACCCAACGATACTGCATTCCATCAGGAGCCTCTGGAGTCTCCAATACTTGAGGTGGAGTCCACGGTTTTCTTGCAGCCTTTGAAGACCGAGAAGAAGCGTTTCTTGGGGTTCTATTAGAACCTGGTGTGTTAGTTTCTTCGCTCATGAACCTTGTAACCTCATCTTTTGTTTTGCGTACTCCTTAAACGGAACCCCTAATTTTCTAGCAAGTTGCTGTTCGCTGGGGCTAAGTTTAACTTGACGATTATTTTGATTGCGTCCACTTCCTGTTATGCGCGTACTGGAGACAACGGTCTGGACGGGTTGTTGTTCGCCTCCTGCGGGAAACTTATGAGGAAGTTCCTCCCTCATACGTCTATCTATTTGAGAGTAGTATTCATCAGACTCTAAGTCAATTCCACTGCTCTGCAATTCATTGTGTATGGCAAATGCTACATTTGTCATCACACTATCTGTTCCGAACCATTCGTTGTTGGTCGCCCACTCTTGCGCCCGAACAGATGGTTCTTCGTAAACAGGCTGGTCTTGTTGCCCGTAAACAGGATTAGTAAGACCTTGTTCACGTTGAAGTTCTTCAAAGCTTTGCGCTTCTCTTGCTTGTTGATTCTGCCCTTCAAGCCACGCATCGTACTGCACTTTGTAATCAGCTAAATCTTGCCGATACTTTGCAAGCGCGTTTCGATCCGCTTCTGCTCGAGCAAGAAGCTGTTGAGCTTCTGCCATGGCTTCTGGATCACCAGATTCATAAGCAGTTTTCAAGTTACGTTTAGCTGCTTGAGCCTGTGTCTCAACACGGTTTTCCATCTCTTGGCTGTAGTTTTCTTGAATCTTTAGATTCTGCTCAGCACTAGATGTTTGCGTGCTTTTGAGTTGCTCAGCCAAAGCATCGTTCTGCGCCTTGATCTCCTTGGCATACTGCAATGCCTGAAGCTCACGACGCTGATACTCTTTTGCTTGCTTTACAGCTTGATTGATTCTGTTTTGAGCCGTTCTAGCTTTTACTTCAACCTCAGAAAGCTCCTCTTCATCGCTTGGCTCTGGGGCGTCAAAGTCTTCTTGAACAGAATCTTCTGTGACAGGTGCAAGATCGTCAGCTTCCTCTTCAGAAAACTCAATGATTGCATCCTCTTCTTGAACTTCTTCTTCAACTCTACGCCCTTCTGGGAGCGCAGCTTTGTTTATGTTCTCTTCGTTATCTAGCTTAGATAACGCTTCGCTCAGTGTTTCTTCGCTCATGTTTCACCTATGCAGACTTAATATCGTCAGGATTGATAATTGTGCCAATCACTTCATCGTCATTGATGATGCGAACTTCATGGTCATCTTCCAAAGAAAAACGAGCGCCTGCATATCTACCGATAAGCACCCAATCACCTTTCTTGCACCATGGTTCGCCACCAAACTTATCGTAATCTTGATAAGCCAATGGGCCGACTTTCATGACATAACAAACAGATGTAGCTAAGTTCTCCTTGCTCACAGTGGACTCAAGAAGCTGTATGCCGCCATCTGTTACGCCTTTACCCTTGTATGGCAGGACTAATAGTCGCCATCCTGTGGGATCAGGCATTCTTTCAATCAGAGATTTGTCTAACACGGTAGGGTCTAAAACCCTTTCGCTTTCGCTTACATATGCGTCCGTAACGGACGGTTTTGCTGCGATGGAATCTAAAGATAGATCACTCATCGAGGGGGTCTCCTTCAATCTGCAACGCTTCTTTTATTTCGTCACGCAGGGTGCGAAGCATTGATAACTCACCCATTGCGAATCTGTAATCCTCCATCGTCTTGATGTTGCCTGACGTTGTGTAGTCCACAATGCCCTGCTCGTACTGTTCAAACTTCTTCATCATGTAAGAAGCAAGAGCTATTGAATCCATTTATATGCCTGGAATCCTTGGTGGTGGTGCCATACCAACAGGCTCAACTTCACCTGTTCCAGGGTTAACAATCGCCCCACTATAGGGTTGCGGAGGCGCTGCTAGTCCTGCATATGGCGCTAATGGTGCCATTGGTACAGGTGCGCCGTATCCACCAAACTGCACTTGTGGCACAGCAGATGTCGGCATTTGGAAGGCTGGGTAACCACCTTGTTGTATGTTTGCCCCTGCTTGCATCATCTTTTGAACGTAATCTTCCCGCACATTTGGGTCATACGAAGGCCCAAGAATGTTAGTAGGCACATACGTTTCGCGCACGCCCTGCAAAGGATCCATGTTTACGAACCTAGGCTGCGGTGGTGCAACTGGTGGAGCTTCTCGTGGTGGAGCATCCCGTGGTGGCGGTTGTCCCGGCATAGGCGTAAAGGTTCCGCCTGAATCAACAGGAGTTGCAGGAGTAGGCGTAGGAGCGGGAGTAGGCGTAGGCTTAGGCTTAGGCCCCATTCCAGCTACAATTGCTTTGGCTTCTGCGAGTATTTCTTCGTCAGT